AAGAGCAGCAATAATGCCATTAGCTTTAGGCAGCACCGACCAGAATACTTATACACAAGTCGCAAGCCTACAAAATATGATACAAATGGGAACTGGAAGTGCTGACACAGGTTCACCAGATAGAGCAACCTCTGCAGGTATGTCTATGCAACAGTCTTCTTCTATTAAAAGACAGAAGCGTACATTAATGAATTTCCAAAACACATTCCTTATTCCAATGATAAATAAGTGTTTGTGGAGAAAAATACAGTTTGATGTAAATAGATATCCTATAGCAGACTATAAATTTGTACCTTATTCTACTATGGGCATTATGGCTAAAGAGCTAGAAGCACAACAAATGGTTAGTTTATTGCAAGCTATACCTAAAGACTCTCCTGCTTTTAATGTAATACTACTATCTATATTCCAAAATTCTAGTGTACATAACAGAGACCAAGTAGTGCAAGCATTAATGCAGGGTATGCAGCCAGACCCACAAGAACAAGAAATGCAACAAATGGCTATGCAGTTACAGATACAACAAGCACAAGCAGAAATACAAAAGACTATGGCTGAAGCTCAAGAAGAACAAACTAAAGCAATGCTAAATGCAGCTCAAGCAGGTACCGAGCAACCTACGGAACTTAAGATTCAAGAAGCATATGTTAAATTACAAAAAGAATTAGCAGCAATTGAAAAAATGAGAGCTGACACTGAAAACACTAATGCGGAAACTGTAAGAAATATTCCAGAAATGGAACATCTACAATCCGAAACATTATTAAATATAGCTACAGCAACAGAAAAGTTACAAGGATAGTATATGGCTAAGACAGCAGCGTGGCAACGTAAAGAAGGTCAAAATCCTAAAGGTGGATTAAATGCTAAAGGAAGAGCTTCTTATAATGCACAGACAGGAGGCAATCTAAAAGCACCACAAGGAAGCGGAACAGATAGTAGACGTGTATCCTTTGCTTGTAGATTTGCCGGTATGGCAGGACCTATGATAGACGCTAAAGGTAAGCCTACTCGTAAAGCATTAGCGTTAAAGAAATGGGGCTTTAGCTCCGAAGCAGCAGCTAGAAATTTTTGTAATACACATAAAAAATCTTAATGCCAAAAGAAACTCAACAATTTTATAAAGATAGAATAGAGCTTTTAGAAACTGAAGGATGGGCAGATTTAATTGAAGAATTAAAAGTAATGTCCGAATCAGTCAAAAGATTAGATTCTATCGAGAATGAAAAAGACTTGTGGTTCGCCAGAGGTCAGTTGTCAATTCTAAGACAGATGATTGTTTTAGAAGATGCAACAAAAGCAACGATGACAGAACTAGACAACTAGCGTCATCTTTTTACAACTTCATAACCCTAATGGGCGGAGACAATGATATGAGCAATATAGTAGTAGACCCCGATGAAATATCGGAAGACGAAGTAGAAAACACAATAGAAGAAGAAACCCTAGAAGCACAGGAACAAGAAACAGAAACACCTGAGGTTCCAGACAAGTTTTCCGGAAAAAGTGTAGAGGATATAATCAAAAGTTATCAAAACTTAGAACAAGAACTTGGACGTAAGAGTCAAGAAATTGGAGAGTTAAGACAATTATCAGATAGTTTCCTTAAAGCTGAAGTCTCAAGAAATTCAAGCGAGAATAATCTACAGACAGAAAACTCAAACAACAACGAAACAGAAGAAGATTTTTTTGAAGACCCCAATAAATCGGTTAATTCTTTAATAGAAAATCATCCTAAGTTTCAGGAGTTCCAACAATTCCAAGCTCAACAACAAGCAAATTCGAGTAAGGCACAATTGGAACAGACTCATCCAGATTTTATGGACATCGTACAAGATACAGGTTTTCAAGATTGGGTACAAGCTAGTAAATTTAGAACTAATTTATTTCAAGAAGCAGACGCTTACAATTATGAAGCAGCCGATGAATTACTAACGCACTGGAAAGAGCGTTCAATGATTGATAAGACTGAAGAAGTAAAAGAACAGCAAGAAGCAACTAGAAAAAAAGCTCTAAAAACTGGCAAAAGCGAATCTAAAGTATCATCTGAATCTACAGCAGGTAAGAAAACATATCGCAGGGCAGACCTAATCCGTCTGAAAGCAACAGACCCAAATAGATATGCAGACTTAGCTGATGAAATATATGCTGCCTACGCTGAAGGAAGAGTCAAATAATTTGATAATACTATAACAGGAGTACATTATGGCAACAGGTGCAATCGGCACTAACCATCAAACGGTTACTACTGGTGCAAATTTCATCCCAGAAATCTGGTCAGATGAAACAATTGCAGCATATAAATCGAACTTGGTGGTCGCTAATTTAGTTACTCGCTTAAATCATAAAGGTAAGAAAGGTGACACAATTCACATTCCAACGCCGACTCGTGGTTCAGCGACAGCTAAAGCAGCAAACACAGCAGTTAAAATTCAGGGCGACACTCACGGTACTACCAATCTTTCGATTGATAAGCACTATGAATACTCTGTATTAATTGAAGATATCACAGAGGTTCAAGCATTGAGCTCTCTCAGAAAGTTTTACACGGACGATGCGGGCTATGCTCTCGCTAAGCAAGTGGACACCGACATCCTAGACCTTACTGAAGGTTTACAGGGTGGTACAGTAGGTGGTTCTGCTGCAGCAGCTTGGGAAAAAGCGTACATTGGTTCAGGTACAACTAACTACACTGGTAACTCTTCTAACGCAGCAGACATTACAGACGCAGGTATTAGAGCTATGCTTCTAAAACTTGATGATGCGGATGTACCAATGGACAATCGTTCATTAGTCATTCCACCTATCTGTGCTAATGACTTGCTGGGTATCAACAGATTCACTGAGCAACAGTTCATTGGTTCTGGCGATGCAATTAAGACTGGTAAAATTGGACAAATATACGGTGTTGATGTTTACATCTCATCTAACTGTCCTACTACAACAACTGCAACTACTGCAACAGATAGAGTCGGAGTGCTAATGCATAAAGACGCTCTAGCTCTTGCGGAACAAGTAGGAGTTCGTAGCCAGACTCAATATAAGCAAGAGTGGCTTGGTGACTTATTTACATCAGATACAATTTATGGTGTAGGTGAGATGCGTAATAACGCAGGACTTGCGTTTGTCGTACCGGGCTCATAAGTTAATTGAGCAGTAGCCCCTTCTAACGAGGGGGTTACACTAAATTAATTAGGAGTTATTATGCCTTTTTATGATTTTGAATGTAAGAATAACCACATTACAGAGACAGTAGTTTCTTATGATAAACGGAAAGAACCTCAAGTTTGTGATGAGTGTGGAGAACCTGCTTACTATCAATTAAGTTTTTGTACTAATTTTCAATATGGTAGTAACTACAGTTCTTTTGCTGCAGATACTCACAAATGGAATCTTAGAGAAAACCATAGAAAAAAACATATGGTAAAAAATCAATCTTACACAGGATAATATGGCTTATAGTATACACGATGACACTACAAATAACCTTGAACTCTCTGCGTTTAAAGAAAAAATTCGTCAGTTATATAATGACATATTAAAAAAAGTATATAAAAGAGAAAATCCTGGGGCTACACCAGAAGAATGTGAAGCCTATGTAGAACAAAACGGATTACAATTTCCCGATGAAACTCCAAACACAGAAGAGTTAGATGGTGAGATAGAAGAGCTAATGAATATGTTAGAAGAGATGACTCCTAATGAAGAACTAGAATTAGCTTCTGAATTAGATATGGAAAACAAACCTAAAGAATACACAGGTGAACAACTAAAATCTAAATCTCACGAAAAAGGTATTAAAGAAGAGATGAAAGATATCAATTATAAAATGGGAGGGCTGTTTAAAAATGTTAAGGACGAAAGAAAAAGAACAGCTACTAAAGCACCTAAGATTTCTACCGGCTCGGGTATTAAAAGAAATACTGCCGATGCTCATAAAGTAGAGTTTGCTCCTCTTGTTGAAGTTTTTAAAGATGAGTTACAAAGTTTAGCCCAGAGGCAAAGAATAGGGCGTAAAAAACAATTTGGCAGGCTCTAATGGCTAAAAAATTTCATTGGAAAAAGAAAAAGACTATTGGTATGCTTCTTAATAAGAGGCAATGGGAAAGAGAGTTTGACCCAACACAATCATCTGAAAGAGAAATAGAAATAGAACAAGGTGGGTATTTTATTACAACTGAATCTTCTAATCCTGCTACACCTAATTATATTATTACGGAGAGTGCTTAATGGCAACAACTAAAATATCAGCTTTAGCAGCTTTAACAACTACAGATGGTGCTGAAGAACTACTCATTAATGATGGAGGTA